TTTATGGAGATGATCCATAGCAGATCCTATACTTATATTGTTAAGAATGTTTATTCAGATCCTTCAGAAGTATTTGATACTATTCTTAAAGATGAACGTATATTAGAACGTGCTGCAAGTGTTACTGGAGCATACGATGAGTTTATTAACCAAGCACATGCATGGGACACTGGATGTATGTGGACTGAGACTGGTAGGGGATCTCCTACATCACAGTGGTGTAAAAGGGATTTAAAGAGACAACTTTATCGGGCAATAGCCAATGTTAATATCCTAGAGGGTATTAGATTCTATGTAAGTTTTGCTTGCTCCTTTGCTTTCGGTGAACTTAAACTCATGGAGGGATCGGCAAAGATCATTTCCCTCATTGCTAGAGATGAGAACCAACACCTCGCCATCACCCAGACCATATTAAATAATTGGAAGAAGGGTGATGATCCTGACATGAAGGAGATTGTAAAGGAAGAAGAGGAGTGGACATATAAGCAGTTTGATTTATGTGTAAATGAAGAGAAGAAATGGGCAGAGTATTTGTTTAAGCATGGAACAATGATTGGATTAAATGATAAGTTGCTTTATAATTATGTTGAATGGATTGCTAACAAAAGAATGAGAGCAATTGGTTTGAAACCAGTATATGATATTGCAGCAGCTCATAATCCATTACCTTGGACCCAACATTGGATTTCTTCTAAAGGTCTTCAGGTAGCACCTCAAGAGACAGAAGTAGAGTCTTATGTTGTGGGTGGTATCAAACAAGACGTTAAGAAGGACACATTTAGTGGATTCAAACTTTGATTTTATAGAGGTATATGATGATGTTCTTTCTCAAGAAGAATGTGAAAAGATAATAGATGATTTTGAAAAAGTAGATCCTATGTCTGGTAGAAAAGTCTATGGGATACAGGATAGTGCTGCTAAAAAATTAGCTACTACTTTGTATTGTGATTTGGGAGAAGATCTTTTTGATGATTTTAATAATCCAGTGAAGTGTGCTTTAACTCAAGCACTTCCTTCATATAAAAATAAGTATTCTTTCATTAAAGCATTGGGTATGTGGAGATGGGATAGATATTATAATATTCAGAAATATGTTGATGGTGGTGGGTATTTTACTCTTCATTGTGAACATCAAGCATCAGATCCTTGCCGTATGTTAGTGTTTATGATTTATCTGAATGATGCTGAATGTGGAACCGAATTTCCATACCAGAACAAAACACTGGACGCAAAGGCGGGTAGACTGGTATTATGGCCTGCAGGATGGACCCATCCACATAAAGGAGTTACTCCTAACAAGGGTCTTAAATATATTGCCACTGGATGGTATTCTTACACGGAACATTAAATGAAAAATAATCTTTATAATGGCATTAATGAACGTCTCTTTTATACATTAGGAAAGAGATCTGAGAATGCTAGTTCCCATGACATTTATATGGCATTATGTTATGCCGTGAGAGATCAGATGATGGCATATCATCTTGCTCCAGAGGTTTGTAACAATGAAAAGGAAGTAGCATATCTTTCAGCAGAATTTTTGATTGGACCACAACTAGGTAACAATCTTCTGAACTTAGGACTTGAAAGTGAAGCAAGAGAAGCAGTATCAGAATATGATTTAACTTTAGAACAGGTACTTGAACAGTCAGAAGAACCTGGACTTGGCAATGGTGGTCTTGGTCGTCTGGCTGCTTGTTATATGGAGTCTCTTGCCACTTTAAAAGTACCTGCTACTGGTTATGGTATCAGATATAAGTTTGGCATGTTCAAGCAGATTATCAGAGAGAACCAGCAGATGGAGGTCACTGATAATTGGTTGCATGGAGATTGGCCATGGGAACTTGCACAACCAGATGAGTCTGTTCTTGTAGGATTTGGTGGAAGAGTGGAGAATTATATTTCAGACAGAGAAAATTATAGAGTACGTTGGGTTCCTGCTGAATCTGTAGTTGCAGTTCCTTATGATGTTCTTCAGTTGGGATATAAGGTTGATACTTGTAATAGGTTGAGACTATGGAGAGCAGACGCAACTGAGATTTTTGATTTCTATGCGTTTAATATAGGTGACTATATGGGATCTGTAGAGCAGAGTGTTACTTCTGAAACTATCTCAAAGGTTTTATATCCCAATGATGGTACTGATGCTGGTAAGATATTAAGATTGAAGCAGCAGTTTTTCTTTGTTAGTGCTTCTCTTCATGATATGGTACGTAATTTGGAGAAGTGTAATGTACCTTTAGAAGAGTTTCCGAATAGGTATCAGGTTCAACTTAATGATACTCACCCTGCCGTTGCAGTTGCAGAGATGATGAGAATCCTTGTGGATCTTAAGCATTTTGACTGGGAACCTGCATGGGAGATTGTAAGTAAGAGTATTTCATATACAAATCATACTCTTTTACCAGAAGCATTGGAGAAGTGGGATCTTAAACTCTTTAAGAATCTTTTACCAAGGCACATGGAGATCATCTATGAAATTAATCGTAGGTTCTTACAAGTAGTAAGACTTCATTATCCTGCTGATGATATGATGTTGGAGAAGATGTCAATTATTGATGAGGGTGGTAATAAGTCAGTAAGAATGGCAAATCTTGCAACCATAGGTTCACATCATGTGAATGGTGTAGCAGCACTTCATTCTGAATTAGTTAAGACTCAGTTAATGCCAGAGTTCTATGACCTGTGGCCACACAAGTTTACTAATGTGACTAATGGAGTTACTCCACGTAGATGGGTAGCATCTTCTAATACTCCACTTACAGAAGTACTTGATGAGTATGCACCAGGTTGGATTACTGATGGTGAGCAACTTAAGAATCTTGAAACTCATATTGATAATGAAGATTTGATTGAGAAGTATTCTACATGTAAGGTACTTGGTAAGCATAGTCTTGCTAATTATATTCATGATGAACTTGGTATATCTGTTGATCCATCAAGTATGTTTGATGTGCAAGTTAAGAGAATACATGAGTATAAGAGGCAACATTTACTTGCTCTTTGGATTATCTCACAATATCTTCGTGTCAAAGGTGGGCATGAGATAGTTCCTAGAACTATAATCTTTGGTGGTAAAGCAGCACCAGGGTATTATATGGCAAAATTGATAATTCAATTTATCTGTAGTATTGCTGAAGTGGTTAATACCGATCCTGATATGGATGGTAAGTTGCGTGTAGTATTCTTGCCAAATTATAGTGTGAAGGTAGGAGAGAAAGTATATCCTGCTGCTGATTTATCAGAACAGATTTCTACTGCTGGTAAGGAAGCATCTGGTACAGGTAATATGAAGTTCCAGATGAATGGTGCTCTTACGATAGGAACACTTGATGGTGCTAATGTGGAGATACGTGATCTTGTAGGTGAGGAAAACTTCTTCTTGTTTGGTAATGACGAAAAGGGGATAGCAGATTTATGGGAAAATGGATATGATCCTAAGCATTATATGAGCTCAGAATTATGGGAAGTAATTAATCTTGTTAAGGGTGGACATTTTAGTAATGGTGATAGGGAGATATTCGAACCATTATTAGATAATCTATTAAATCATGATCCTTTCTGTGTATTGGCAGATTTCTCTGATTATTGTGATGCTCAGGATAGAGTAAGTAGTGCTTGGAAGGATTGGAAGAATTGGCAGCGTATGTCATTAATTAATGTTGCACGTTCAGGTTTCTTCTCTTCCGATAGATCTATTAGGGATTACTGTACTCATATATGGGGTATTCAACACTGACATGTGAGAGGATTTGTGGTTAAATAGTATTGGATGCCGAAAGGGTCCACAAAACACAAACTCGCTTAATAAGGAGCTAACAATGACTAATTTAGCAACGTATCATGCTGCCAACCTTCCAGAATTGATGAAGGTGATACGACAAAATGGCATAGGGATGGATGACTATCTAGACCGATTTTTTAATGCACCAATGCAAACGCCAAACTATCCACCATATAATCTAGTACAATTAAATAATCATGAATCGAGACTTGAAATCGCCCTTGCGGGATTTAAGAAGGATGAAGTCAAAGTCTATACAGAGTTTGGAAAACTATATGTGGAAGGCAAAAAAGAAGAATCAGAAGATGTTGGAGAATTTGTCCATAAAGGATTGGCCCAACGAAATTTCCAACGAGTTTGGACGGTCACAGACGATACGGAGGTTGGATCCGTCAAGTTTGAAGATGGACTCCTCACCGTGGGTTTGAACAAGATAGTTCCAGAGCATCATCAGCGTAAGGATTGGTTCTAAATAATGGTGAGTTCGAGATGGGAAAGAGGACCGCCTTGACGGTCTTCTTTTTTATTGCTATAATATATGGAGGAAATAAAAAGAAATGTCAATTAAACTTGCATTATTAAAATCTGGAGAATCTGTAATATCTGATGCTAAAGAATTGATTGCGGATGATAAAGTTTGTGGATACTTATTTGATAAACCACATAAAGTAGAATATAGTCAGCCACTTGTTCTTACTGAAGAGAATGAACCTCCTTCAGGAGAATTGCAAGTAACATTATCCCCTTGGATTGTTTTAACTTCAGATACAAATATACCAGTTCCTAGAGATTGGATTATTACAATTGTAGAACCATTGACAATAATTAAGGAAATGTACGAAGAAAGAATAGGTATGGACAATGATTAAATGTTTAATTTTTATAAGTGGATTGGTATTGATTGCTAAGATTGAAGAGCTAGAAGAAGCAGAACTTGGAGATCCTGATTGTCAGATTTCTGATGTTTGTGTAGTTAATTCATTAAATGGTGAAGTAAATCCTTGGTTAACTTGTACAGATCAGACAGAGTTATTGGTGAGATCTGAAAATATTTTAACAATTGTTGAACCAAAAAAAGA